CGAATACCAACTCCAACACACAAGAGAAGATGTCGCACACGGACTCGCTGAAAATCATGATTGCACACAATTTCTCGATACACAAAAATTACTCATGGTTAAAAAATCTGATATCGAATCAATAAATTGGTGCATCTGCGATTCACTTTCAACCATTTTGGATATCACAACTATACTCATCGTCTGCAACTCAGGTCTTACAATAGGAGAAATTACAGCTATCCTCCTCTACACCTCTAAAATCACAGAAAAAACTAACACAGCTTTCTGGTTCTTCACACAAATAAGAATTCTTCAAATGAGTGACGATTTATTGAAAAAATCTAATTGATTCTTCAATTCTTCACATAAATAATATACTAATGCTTCACATGAGGAATATATGAGCACCGCCATTGCTACCACCAAAAAATATCAATTCCTGCTCATCGTTCCAGTATTTCTTAATATATCCGAAATGCTCATCAAACTATTCCAAGAAAATAACTGCACTGATATGATACCATCCATACAGTCCAAATATCTTAACCTACTCTTCTACAGAGAAGCATCATCCTACGAAACAGCTGTAAAATCCGCAAAAAATGATGTAAAAAATACCTTGGAAAAACTCGGATTCTCAGATATCAAAATGAGCGTCATTAACTACGAGAAAGCCTAATACAAAACTCTCTTAAATTGTCTCTCAATTTAGGAGGTCATATGCCAAATAAAATTACTAAAGCTAAAGTCGAACGAGATATCTCAAAATATAACACCCAAGACGGATATATTGAATTCGACTTCGGTGAACTCAGACTCACCTACAACCCCGAACCCTACGCCGGTCTCAGATTAGAACAAATAGATACAGATAAACACGGCAAAACTTACATCAGAAAAATTAACCTAAGCCATACCCAAGTCAAAAAACTTAAACGTGAACTCAGATTCCTATACCCAAGAGACTAAATTTTATTCCTTGTATGCCTTGCATCATATTTTGCAAGGCATATAATTTTTTATGTTAAAGTTCTGCAATTCATGCCAACAAGAAAAACAAATCGACTGTTTTAGCTTTAAATCAAAAGCAAAAGGAACTAGAAATTCCAAATGCAAAATATGCCATAGAATTGATCAAAAAAAACATTATCAAAAAAATACTGAATACTACATCCAAAAAGCCAGCGAGAAAAAGAAACAAACCAGAGAATGGTGGCAAGAATACAAAAAACAATTCAAATGCCCATGCGGTGAATCACACCCAGCTTGTATCGAATTCCATCACCACGAAAAAAATAAAGAAGATGATGTCTCATACATGATGAATAATGGCAGTAGAAAAAAAGGCCTCGAAGAAATTAAGAAATGTATCCCAATCTGTAGCAATTGCCACAGAAAATTACATTATGAGTTGAGAAATAAGAGCGGGTAACGAGATTCAAACTCGTACTAGAAAATTGGAAGTATTCCGTGCTATCGTTACACCATACCCGCACAGTATGCAGAATATGAATAACTTATCCATATCCTGCATAAATTTATTAAAGTAAGATTCCTTGCATTTGCAAAAAAAATAACAAATATGATTGTTGTTATTTAGATTCTTTGCTTGATTGACTATCGCTACACTTTTTTTCTTGATATTTTGCTTTATACTTGGCAGCCCTGCATATCTTGCAACGAGTAGAATAGCTATCTCTCTTGCTTTTATCAGGAGAAAATTCTTCAAACAGTTTCACACCTTTGCATTCATTACATTGCTTTTTCCCCTCACATGCATAGGGATTATCTTTTTTGAGGTGGTTTTTTGGTAGTCTGCCTGCTATATGTCCACCTTCTTTTTCACAAATATAACGACCGTTTCTAGCAATATTTCGATTGTAGGTCATGAATAAAGCTTCATGTTCCTCATTACAAAAACAACAAATAAAATTAATTTTTTTGTTTGCTATATGTTTACGATAGTATTTTTTAACATTTATACATATTTTTTGTTTTCTAATATTCGCATAATCTATTCCCGTGGTTTTTTTTAAATAAGAATCACACCAGTCAGTTATTTGTTTGGAATTTTTAAAACCAAGTTCTTTCTCAGTCCAAATTTCAAAAATCCAACCATTTATAGCAGCATAATCTCTATTGTCTTGAATTTGTTCTTTGAATTGATTAATTCTGCTAATTGGTTTTATTTCAATAAGTTTTTTGTCTCCATTTTTATAAGTAACTAAAAAATCAAAAAATCTTTTATGACCATTTTTTCCAATAAAAGATTTATGGTCTTCATATGTCAAAACTTCTTGGTTCTCGTCTAGAAGCATTACTGCTCTTAATTCATATGATGAATCAGTATGTACTGGTCCTGCTGCTTTTGGTGAAATATGATAATGTTTTCGAGTGTACTTATTTGTTGACATAAAATTTCCTTTTTAAGATTGCCTTAATTATATAGTACACATCTGATTAAAAATACCTTATTGTGACAGAAAAAGTTGAAAACAAAAAACCCCCGACTTACGCCGAGGGCTTTTGTGATTTTTTCCTTTTTTACAAAGTGTAAAATCAAACCACGAAATTGGCAATCGAGAGACGAGCGTAGAACTTTGCGCCTTCTCGTAATAGTTTTTTTCCATATCTGGTTAGAATTCCCTTGCGAGGGCAGAAGCTCTCGGGGTCTAGCACAGTTGGGGTCTGGGTTAGAGGTACATATGGGCAGTAGAAGTATCCGCTGTCCATGTAGCTATCGCCCTTGTATCCCATTAGGATCTGGTTGGTTGGGAATAGAGGATCCTTGTAGAGGCGGTAGCGGTTGGCTACGGTGCCTACATACTGGATGCCTAGGCTGCTGGTGAAGGTCTCGCTAGGAGCGGGAGCGAAGCCAGCGGTGGCGGTTTCGAAGATGGAGGCAACTTCGGGTGAGGTCACTAGGAAGTTAGCGCCGCCACGTAGGGTCTTACGATGGATGACGTTGGAAACTTCAACGATCTTCACGTATAGGGACTCGTACTTTTCCTTGATGGTGTCACCAAGGGCGGTGCTTAGGTCCCAAGCGGCAACGGTACCAGCGTTGTTGCGAAGGTCCTGAATGACTTCACGGTCGATTTCGAGGTTGATTTCCTGAGCGAGAACAGCGGTTAGCTCAGCTTCAGCGTCAAGGTTGTGCTGTGAGCGGAGGTCTTGCTGTGCTTCGTAGGACCAGACGGCTTTTAGCTTACGGGTCTTAGCAGCGATCTCTTCGGATTCAATCACGAGGTTGATTTCAGGTAGGTCCTGATTGCACTCCATGTTGTACTCGTAGGAGACAACGGCGTACATGTTGCTGGTGCCAGCGGTAGCGTTCTGGGCTAGGATGAGTTCGCCGGTTGTTAGGTTGAGGCTGGAGCCAGAAACCTGAACTAGGGCGGTAGCGCCGGAAACGGTATTTAGGCTGAACACACCGGCAGAGCTTACGGTGAAGGTCTGGATGGCAGCGCCAGCGCTGTAGATGGTACCGGTGACGGTGCCAGCTAGTACTGGGGTGTGCTCCAAGTTACCGAAGTTCATGTTGGTTGAAGCAACACGGGCTAGGGTAGCGGTGGTTTCGTTCTGGACGAACTGGCTGGAGTAGAAGATGTCTAGGTTAGCGTCACCGGAAGCAAGCTGCTGTAGTGAGTTGACATCATCTCCGGGGAAACCAGCGTTATTGGAAGCGCCACGGATAGCGCCCTTATTGCTGGAGTAGCGGAAGCGGAGATAGTACACCAAGCCGGTTGGGCCTAGTAGGGGCTGCACGCTAACAATCTTGTTAGCAATTAGCTGGGGGTAGATACGACGAACAAGAGGAATAGAAATTCTCTTGAACTGAGCGACATCGCTAGTATCAGTTGAGGTCTCGTTGATCAGTCTTTGGTTCTCAAGAAGCACTGCGGTAGCAGAGCGGACATAGGGATCTTCAATTCCCTTGAGAATACCAGTCTTTGACCAATTTGACTCAAGTTCTCTAGCTTCGTTTAGAAATCGTGCGTTAGCGTTCATTGTTACCTCTTAAAAAAGTTATACCTTAGATTTCTTCACACCTGAAAGAACGAGCAAATCGTTTACTGCACCGTTGGTATTATCGTTGAATTCAGCGATAACTTTCACATTCTCGGTGTCTACATGTCCTCTCCCGCTTGCGTTCTTTACTTTCAGAGTTCTTTCTTTCTGCTCGGTCAAAACCTTTGAGGTTTTGGCGGCTTTTGGAGCAACCTGTTGGGGCTGCTTTGATTCGGTGATCACGGATGCTTTGCGAACGGACTCGGTAAGACGGGTGTTGTCGGTGCTGAGTCGGATGTTGCGGGCTTCCATGATACGAAGCTGACCACGAAGTTCTTCGACTGCCTTGGTAGCTTCTTCGAGCTTGGAGGCGGTTGCGAAGGATTTTTCTTCGTCGGACAGGTAGTCGGAGGTGATGCTAACGATTCTGTCTAGAGCGACTTTGTGCTCAAGGATACGGGGGTCGTTAACTAGATCACGCTTGGCTTGTTCGTAGATTTCAGCGCCCTTGGATTGTAGGAACTGGTCAACCTTCTCTACGATGTAGGCTTTCATTTCGGCTAGTTTCTGGTCGTACTCTTCGTAGAGATCGACTTCAACTTGGCTCTTGCTATTTCTTTCGGCTAGGAGCATCTGATATGCTTCCTCGTAGCCTTCCTCAAGTTGTGCTTCGAATTCGGTCTTCTGGACTTCTAGGCGGGTTTTGAGGTCATTGATAATTTCGAATGCTTCTTGGTAACCTTCGTAGGCGGTTTTCTCGGCTGAGGATAGTTCTCCTGCAAGCTGGCTGTAGGCCTCTTCTAGGTTCTTATTAAATTCCTGCTCCATTTCCTCTTTAGCGTTTACGAGCATGTCGTTGATCACTGAGGAAACTTCGTTGATTTGCTCTTCGGGAAGGATCTTCTTTAGAGCGGAAGCGATATTATTTTCCATTTATGTAACCTTACCTTTCATGTATGTATGCACATAATTGAAATTTTGCCAAAAAAAGTATTCCACCCATTAGAGCAAAAATATCTTGCAATTTTGGCTTTTTTGCATATAATAGGTATGCAGCAACTTTGAAATTTGAAAAAAATGCGAAAATTAAGTCAACAAGAAGTAAAAAATTTGTTTGAATCATATGGTTGTGATTTGGTTGGAGAGTATTTGGGTAGTGGAATACCAGTCAAATACAAGTGTAAGTGTGGTGTGGAGTCTGCGATAAGTTTGGATAAGTTTCGCAGGAGGATAAAGAGGGGTGAGGGTTGTGAGTCGTGTAATGTTTTTGTTTGGAATGATTTGTTTGACTGTATTTTAAGGGATTTTTATGGCAAGGAATCAAGAAAAAGATTGATGGAGATGTTGCCGGGTGTATCTTATGGATCTTTGAAAGCTAGGGCAAGAAAGTTGGGTTTGGTTGGCAATAAGTCTGTTTCTATGTCAAAAGCTCGTGGTTTGGTTGATCGCAAGTATACTGTTTACGATGATTTTTTTATGAGGAAGACGTTGTCGAATTGTTATTGGGCTGGTGTTTTATCATCTGGCAGAGTCGATGTTTCGAAAAACAGTTTATTTTTAGTTTTGCCATCAAGCAGAAGGGGTTTGTTGGAAAGATTACAGGATGTTACTTGTCATACTGGTGTGATAAACGTTTGTGGGGTCAGTAAAGTTAGTTTGAATTTTTATGGAATTGGGAAGTGGATTTCGGATATTAAAAAAAACTTTGGTGATATATGGAAGTCTTCTCCTGCGATTAGAAGTGAAAAGGGGATTATTGCTTTTATTGTTGGCTATTTGGATGCGAAGGGAGAGATAAGAAATTTTTTAAGGGAATACAGGATGGAATTGATTGGCAAGAAGGTAGTTTTATCTTGGATTCGCAGTATTTTTGACAAATGGGTGCCGCCGTTGGTGCATGAATATGCATCTTTTTCTATAGGTAAAAGAGGTAATTATACTTTTTGTGTTTGGAATGTGCGTGCAAAATTTTTGGTAAAGAAATTATGGTCTGTTGATGTGCCACGATTTGATTTGATTTGGGAAAAATTTCAGTCATTGAAATAAAAAAACCGATCCCACATTTAAGTGGGACCGGCTGGGAAAAGAAAATAGTTTTTAGTTGATGGATTTTTTGATGCTTTTTACTTTGGACTCGACTAAACCGCCTAGGCAGGCGATAAGAGCGTCTTTGTTTACCTTGGGGGTAGAAAAAGATTCTCTGGTTGTCTGAGTATTTGTGGAAGCGGGTGTTGGGTCGTAGCTTTCCTTGGTTCCTACAACCTTGCGTTGGAAGGCTGCGTAGGTTGAAGGATCGGCAACGACATCAAAGGTAATGAGTTTGTAGGACTCGTTGATGACGAGCACGCCGTTCTCATTTACCTTGCCGTTGCCTACGCCTCTGGAAGAAACGCCGACACGGACACCATCGTTGATAAGAGCTTTGAGGATTTTACCATGTGGGGTATTGAGGATTTCTCCCTCGCCCATAAGGATATTGCCTTCCCACCAGAGTTTGGTGATGACATGGCTGGCTTTCTCAAAGTGAATGATAGAATCTTCAGGGTGGTCAAGTTCACCGACGAGTCCTCTTGCTTTAACGCATTCTTCTAGTTTCTTGACATTAGTATCAAGAGCTTCGAAGGTATAGACTCTGTGGTTCTTGTTTTCCTTGTTTGCTTCTTGGAACTTGCCCCTGAACTTGGTGAGACCTCTTTCGGAGGACTCATTCAAGCTCAGGTTTAGTTCGCTGTTCATGCAGCAGTCTATTAGTAGAATGTTAGACATGTTTGATCCTTTGCTTGTAGTGTTTAACTTACTTGCTGCCCATGAGGTGCTGCAAAGTATCTTGCATTGTCATTCCGTTATCTGGGAGATAGGGATTTTTCATGTTTGGTAGGGTATCAGAGTTCTGATATCCACCGAAGTCCTTATCATCTTCGATTGCCTTCTCACCGTGCATTTTGAAGTCACCGGGTTTGGGGGCGTATGGATTGCTCATGTCAGGGTAGAGATCCTTGCCTTTCATAGCGGTGTATTCGTCTTCAACATCGACTTTCACAGATTTGCCATCGCTGACTGGAGTGCCCTTGAACTTACCGGGGTGAGCGGCAGGACTTCCGTCAACAGAAGCGTATCCGTGGATGGCGGGATTATCGCCATTTAGGGATTCGTGAGGGGCGGGAACTTTCCATTCTGCGCCTTCTAGGCTTACAGCTTCGGACAAGCTCTTCAGATAGCTGGCAGCGTCTGAAGCGACTTCTAGATCCACGGGCTGCTTCTTGTTAAGAATGTCAGCAACGTTGTAGATCATGGAGCCAACTTCGGCCTTGGTGTATGCGTCACCGATCTTGTCGGCGGTACGATAGACCTCGTATAGGCCACGGTAGAGATCGGAGAATACCTGCATGGTGTTCTCATTCTCTGCGTCTAGCATGGGTAGTACTTTGTCGCTTACAGCGGCAAATTCGTTGTAGTCTTCGCTGACAGGTAGACCGGCAAGCTCGAAAACCTTGCCAACATGCTCCGCAAATGCTCTGTGAGCGGTGCGAAGAATGCCTTCGGCTAGGAAGGAGCAGGTGTCGCTGTCATAGTTGGAAGCTCCGGAATTTTCCAAGGTTGTATTAATCTTGGAGGCAAGTTCACCGCTGGTGAGGAATAGTAGGTCTGGCCAAGCGGCTGCGACATTCTCAAAAGCGTTCTGAAGTGAAGCATGATCGCTAAGAGCGTTGAAGCGCTTGAGATCATTGACTGCACGGATCCAGTTTGCGGAGTTGGTGGATTCCATAGCGCAACCACGTCCTTCGGCAACCTTGTCATGGCCCTTTTTCTTGTGCCATTTCATAACCTTGCCTTCGTTGCGAAGCTTAGCAGATGGGATTTCCACGGTTACTACATCGCCGCTCTTGTCCTTCTGAGTGCGGATGTCTTGGAAAATGTTGCCATTCTCCATGAAATCAACGTACTCTAGGACATTGTTTGCTAGTAGGCTTAGGGACTCGACGGTTGGTTTTTTCATGCACTCGGCAACCTTGGAGTGAGCCTTACGACCCTTGACCTTGGTTCCTTCGTTTTCCATTTCCTTCTCGCCCTTTTCTTCCTTCTCTCCCTTTTTCTTGGCGTGTTTAGCCTTCATCTTCTCGATGTTCTTGAGGAACTGAGGAGGAATCTTGCCCTTCTTGGGCTTGTATCCTTCGTTGATGCTGCCTTCACGGAAGGAAGCACGAAGCATGGGGATTGAGAAGTAGGTGCTGAATTCGGCTGATGCTTCTTCGATTTTGTCTTCGAGGATATTGTCAACCATGGATTCAAGAATCTTCTTGCTTGACTGCTGGACAGAGCCTTCGTCTAGCACTAGCTCGGTGATGTTTTCGAGTAGAATCTTGTCCCCGTCGAAGCTGTAGTCAGCTTGAACTAGGTTTCCGTCTTGATTTACGAAAGTGACGTTTGATTCGTTGATGCAGTGGAGATCTAGTCTCTCCTTGCCCAATACTTTAGCCAACATCTCTGAAGCTTCTACGAGTTCTCTTTCAGCGTTGCTGACTGAATTGTTTTCGATCTGCTTAAAAGCATCGAAACTGATAAGTTTTTTCTTCATACTAGTCTCCAATTAAAAACTATATTTAACTTGCAAGTTTATATAGCAATAGGTTAATCTTTTCCCAAATAGACAAACCTAATGTATCGATAACGTAGGTATTTATGCCGCAGGCGCTATTTTATTGAGGTAATATGAAAAGATTTGTGGACTACATGAATGAGCAAGAGGATCCAGCGGCTGTAGAAAAAGCCAAATATGCTGAAATGCCTCCCAACAAGATGAAAAATTATCAGGACTATGCTTCTGATATTTTCAGGAATATTTTCAATAAAAGTCCTGATAAAGCCATAGAATTTTTAAAGCAGCATGCATCGGAAGATGATAAGGACATGGTAAATAATTTGGAGTATCAAATGGATTTGACTAATAAGAACCCCATACAAGACGGACTAGGATATGCTAAAACAAACAATTCATAATATTTGGTCTAATTTTAAGTCTTGGTTTGACATAAAAAAGCGTTGTGGCATCCTTGGTTCAAATACATTGAAATATCAAGATAAAGTTTTGGAAGTAGATCTTGCCAAAATTGGATTTTTATTTTCTAGTTGTGATATCACCAACACAACTGGTAAATTGACAATAAGTCAGGAATTTGAGGACGAAAAAACAGAAATGTTTGATGTTATTTGCATGGTTTCTTTAACCAAAGAAGATGGCATGCTTAAATTAACAAAAACAGTCCGTAGAGTTACGTTTTATAGAAATTCCAAGGGCAGGCTTGTCAACATTACCATGGGACCAGCCAAGTTTGTAAGTGAAGAGGTAGATCATTCATAGTCAATAGCAGGCGGTTCAACGTCCTGATCTACTGAATATGTTTGGATTCTCATATCATATTTTTCGATATCATCTTCGGAAGGTTCTTCCAATGGCATAGCTGTTTGTGCTCCTACTGGTTGTTCTGCTGCAGGAGGAAGTGCGGGGGTTTCGGCGGGTGGAGCCTCTCCTTCGGGGCCAACTTCTGTGTTTGGTCCTTCAGGTGTAGTGCCAATTTCCGGTTTATCTTTTTCGGATTCGTCAACTGGAATACCAACACCAAGAAGTGCTGGATTTTGTGCAAGAACTTGCAGTTTTGCGTCCTCAATAGCCTGCATCTTGAGTCTGGCAATGAGTATTTTGGTCTCATTTTCAGAGTAACCCATCCATTTGTGTAGGATGTCATAATCACTGAGAAGCTTGCCTGTTTTCAAGCTGCTTGCCGCTTGAATTCTAGCATTTGTAATATCTGTTCGACTTAGTTCTCTCCATTCTGAAGGTGGTGTCATCTTGATGACTAAATCTTGATAACTTTCTTGTGGAAATCCTCTTAGTTTTAGGTGTCTGTCAGCGATTTCCCACATGCCATCTTCAAAAGGTGCCTGCAATCTTTCAACAAGTCTAGCAACTCTTACATCCTGAGCGGAAAGAGTGATTTTTGTTACAGAAGCATCTTCCACGTTAAAGTAGTTTTTCGGGAATTGTAGTGCTGTGAATAGCCTGTTTCTGAAATAGACTGCGTCATCTATTTCACCAAGGTTTTGGGCACCCGGTAGTGTCTCAATCTTGGTATTGGTGTTGGGTCTGGTTGGAATCCAGTAATCTTCGTCAACAGCAGGAGCGTGATAGCGTTCTTCAACGCTATTAGGACCGGACATTCCGGGTCTGTTGCTTGATATTTTCTTTTTGCGAAATTGATCTTTCATTTTTTCGATGAAAGCTTCTGCTTTGAATGGAGGAAGTTGGCCTACATCGATGTAAAAAACTCTTCTTTCGGGTGCTCTGGAGAGCCTATATACCAACATTGCGTCTTCCATAAGTCTTAATTGGTGTGCTGGGCCTCTGGCTGCTTCGACCATGGAAACGCCGTAAGGATAGAAAGTTTTTCTATCGTCACCGATTTTAATATGCACAACCTGTTCGGGTGCAAATCTGATGG